ACCAAAAGAATCTTTTTTCTTAGACAAGCTATGAATAGAGCTCAAGACCCAGAGATGAAAAAACTTTGGGAGTCTAAGAAAGATGAACTAATGGTTAAGTATATGAAAAACAGTTAATAAACTGTTATAAATATAATTGTAGACGCCGTAGGTTCGGGTCTATTTTTTTAACCTTGCTTAACATAAGGAGGTCACAATGACTATTAATGAGCAAATCTGGAGAGATTTATCTCCATTCACAGTCGGCTTTGATAATGTATTCAATTCATTAGACAGAGTTCGATCAATCCCACAAACCAATTATCCACCTTACAATATTCGTAAAGGTAAAGTAGAAGATACTTTTCTTATTGAATTAGCTGTGGCTGGTTTTAGTGAAGATGATTTAACTATTTCAGTTAAAGAAAACAATCTTACTATTAACGGTGACATTGGTGAAAAAGATAATGGGTTTTTACATCAAGGAATCTCACAACGAAAATTCAATAGAACTTTTGTTTTAGCAGAAGATGTAGTTGTTAAAGGTTCCGATCTTTCAAATGGTATTCTAACCATTTATGCTGAAAGAGTAGTTCCAGAAGAAAAGAAAGCTAGAACTATTGAGATTGGGAGTCTCAAGTCGTCAGATAAGAAACAATTCTTAGCTGAATAACTAACCTATAGTTTGGGGTGTCAAAAAACTTGACACCTCAGCTTTTGCTGTTATAATAGATAGTATGTTTAGGAAAATTAAAAATTATATTATGAACTTGTTTAAAAGGTATGATCCTGAACTTGACTATATAGATTATACAGATCCATATATTACACAATTAAATAAAACTAACGAGGAAAAAAATGGGAATTTGGAATAAATTCGTAAACTTCATGGTTGGTGAACCGTCTGGTGAAAGAGCTAAAGATAGTAAAGGGAGGTTTGTCGCTGATGATAAATCTACACCGAATACTAACGAAGCTTACAAAGATGGAAGAACACCTACTAAGAAAGTGAGAAAGACAGCGGTTAAGAAAACACCTGTCAAGAGAGGTCGTGGAAGACCTAAAGGTTCTAAGAACAAAACAAAATGAAGTCAGTAGGACTCATACAAGTAGTAGCTTCAATGTTTGGACTATTCGTAGTAACAAGTCTTTTAGTAGGATATGATATGTCCTATATATTTGACGCGTTAAATACAACAACAGGATTTTTCGGGTTGTTAGTATTTGTCGGTTTATTAGGTTATGCCGAAAATAGATAATGGCTCAACTTTATAGAAAATCTGAAAGACTACGAGGTTCTAAGACTAGTTCTATTGGAGTTGGTGGTAGAGGTAGACGAGTTAAAATCGGTACTTCAACTATGAACAAAGATAAGAAAAGACAGCTAAAGAAATATCGTGGTCAAGGAAGATAAAGAACTAAATACTCATTATCCATTATTTGATGATGGTCTCTATACAGAGGTTGTTCATCAAAATGGAGAAAGAGCTATCAAAATTCTGAAAGGTACTTATAAAGATATAATCTATCAGTATGGTAAAATTAATTTTATACCTAGAGAAGAATCTGAAATACCAACATTAGATTTTGAGAGAGCTGTTCGTTCATGTCCTGATGAAATGAAAGAAACAATTTCAGAGGATGAAGAATTTAATCAACTTATGGGAAATATTCTCATAGAATTACTAGCCAACCAAGGCATAGAGGAATTAAAAAATGGAATATAGTAAAGAATTTATGGTTCGATTGAAAGACGAAGTGTCTGCAGATGAAGGAGTTGTACTTGAAGTATACTTAGATCATCTTGGATATCCTACAGTAGGAGTCGGACATTTAATCTTAGAAGGTGACATAGAACATGGTCAAGGTGTAGGCTATAAAATTACACAAACAAGATGTGATGAATTATTTTATCAAGATATTAGAAATGTTCTGAATGATTGTGAAGGTCATTTATCAGAATGGGCTACATATCCAGAAGAAGTAAAACTCATTATCGCTAACATGGCTTTTAATCTAGGTATTACTAGACTTAAAAAGTTTAAGATGATGTTCTCAGCACTCAATGAAGGTAATTGGGTTGAGGCATCGATACAAGGTCTTGACTCTAAATGGGCTAAACAAGTCTATAACAGAGCTCATAGATTAATGGATAGACTTAGGTCTATATAAACAAAAGGATATATTATGAATATAGATAAACAATTAAGAGAAGCTCTTATATTGAGATATCAAGGTGAAGGAAGGACAACTAAAGCTAACATTACTGTTTACATGAATAGTTCAGTTGGGATTGGAGAACATTCTGATCTTGTCGGAGCTATTGATGAACAACTTGAAAAACTAACTACAGCCGAAGAAAAACTAAAAGCTGTTCAAGATCACTTCGTACCTGATAGAGTAGTTTGACAAGAATAAATATATTACCTGTAGAAGAACTTACCGATCAACATCTAATGGCAGAATATCGAGAGATATTCATGATCGGTTCGGCTCTTCAAAAATCACTAGCATCGCCAAAGTGGGATAAGAAAAGAATCCCTAAAGAATTAACTTTGGGTACAGGACATGTCATGTTCTTTTATGATAAAGGTAAATATCTTTATAATAGATACGAACAAATAAAAACTGAATTAACTAAAAGAAACTTTAAATTAGATAAGACACGCTTATTTAAAGTTACACAATTTCCAACAGACTATTACAATGATTGGAAACCTACTGATAGAGACAGAGCTATCATAAGAGAAAGAATAGAAGAAAGAATAAAACAAAAACCACATTGGTATAGACATAATGGCAAACCGCTGTTATAATAGATTATATGCATTATTACACTAACATTAAAAGATACAAAGACTTAATACTCGCGAGAGGTGTTAAGAATGGTGAAAAGTATATCAAAAGATTGAAATACGAACCGACTTTGTATATCCCTACAAACAAACCAACAGCTCACAAGTCAATAGCAGGTGAGTATCTACAGTCAAAGAAGTTTAGTTCTCCGAGTCAAGCAAGACATTGGAAGAAACAATATGACAACACAGGTATTGATATTCATGGACTTGAACAATGGGAGTACACTTATATCGCTGAGACATATCCTTCTGATATAGACTTTGACATTAAGAACATTAATATTCTTAACATTGATATTGAGTGTGAGTGTGAGAACGGATTTCCTGAACCGACAGAAGCAGAAGAAAGAGTAAACGCGATTACTATGAAACTCTTTGGACATAAAGAAACTCATGTGATTGGTATTGATAACTTTGAATACAAGAATGATGATCCGAATGTGATCTATCATAAGACACGACATGAAAAAGAATTACTTTTAGAGTTCATGAGAATATGGGATGAACTAGAACCTGACATCATTACAGGTTGGAATGTTGAGACTTTTGATATCGCGTATCTTGTTAATCGTATTTGGAAACTCTTTGATTGGGATACAGTTCGTAAGTTATCACCACATGAATTAATTACATCAAGAGAATGGTTGTATATGGGTCAAAAGAAAATGATCTCATACAACATAGCAGGTGTAGCGATTCTTGATTATCTTGAGATGTATAAAAAGTTTACATACATTACAAGAGAAACATATCGATTAGATCATATAGCAGAAGTCGAATTAGGTAAAAAGAAAATTGATTACTCAGAGTTCGGAGCGATGCATCTATTCTACAGAAATGATTATCAAAAGTTCTTAGATTATAATATCAGAGATACAGAACTTGTTGAACAACTAGACGATAAACTACAACTCATGGAGTTAGTTATTACTATGGCATATCAAGCGAAGTGTAACTTTGAAGATGTATTTGGATCAGTTCGATATTGGGATTTAATTATCTATAACTTCTTGAAGAAACGAGGTATGGTTCCACCACCGAAGAAGTTGGCTCAAGATTCACGAATCATTGGAGCGTATGTAAAAGAACCTCAAGTCGGACAACACAAATGGGTAATGTCTTTTGACTTAAACAGTCTATATCCTCATTTGATCATGCAATACAATATGAGTCCGGACACTTATCAAAAGAAAATATTCAATCAAGAAATCAATGTAAATAAATTACTAGAAGGTGAAGTTGATCTCAGTATGTTAACTGAAACAACAGTCACACCGAATGGTGCTTTGTTTAGAACTGATAAACAAGGATTTCTACCTGAACTCTTAGAAGAAATGTATGATCAAAGAGTCTTGTTCAAAAGAAAGATGATTGACAAACAGATAGAACTAGAAACAATCGACAAGAATGATTTAGTTAAAAGAAAAGAATGTGAATACGCGATTGTTAAATACAATAACAATCAAATGGTAAGAAAGATTTCACTTAATAGTTGTTATGGAGCTCTAGGTAATCAGTATTTCAGATACTTCAATCGAGAGATCGCTGAGGGTATTACTACATCAGGTCAGTTGAGTATTAAATGGGTAGAGAACGCTGTTAATCAGTATCT